ATTGATAAATTATATTACCAAAAAAAAAATATCAAGTAAAATTTAACTTGCAAAAAAGTTTTTTTGTGCTATAATGAGTGAATGCTTTATAGATATCGCTATAGCACTTTTTTCAAACCATCACTAGCGATGCAGAATGTGCCTGGTGATAAATATTCGAGTATATTAACATAAAGAGAAGGCAAAAATGACCAAAGAGATATTCATTACTAAACGTTCCGGCACAAGGGAAAAACTAGATCTCGATAAAATGCATTTTGTAGTTGAAGAAGCCTGTAAAGGACTATCAGGCGTTAGTTCTTCACAGATAGAAATGAATGCAGATTTACAGTTCTACGACGGAATGACAACAGACGAGATACAAAATATTTTAATTAGAAGTGCTAATGATCTAATTTCACTTGAAACACCAAACTATCAATTTGCGGCTGCAAGACTACTTCTATACAGTCTACATAAAAAAGTGTATGATCAATATCAACACATGACTCTGTTGGAAATTATCGATAAGAATATCGAGCGTGGTGTCTACGATTCTGCAATTAAGGAAAAATACACAGCCACTGAAATTAAAAAAATGAATACTTGGTTAAAACATGAACGTAATGAAGATTTTACCTATGCTGGACTAAGACAGGTAGTAGACAAATATCTTTGCCAGGATCGATCAAACGGTGACATTTTTGAAACACCACAATTTATGTATATGATGATAGCGGCTACTCTTTTTGCTGACTATCCAAAGGAGACACGTTTATCATACGTGAAAAAATATTATGACGCGACCTCACTTTTTAAGATCAATATCCCAACCCCTGTCATGGCTGGAGTCCGCACTCCTATTCGTCAGTTCGCTAGTTGTGTTCTTGTTGATGTGGACGATACTCTTCCTAGTATTTTTAGTAGTAACAGTGCTATCGGTTATTACATTGCTCAAAGAGCAGGCATCGGTATTAATTCGGGCCGCATTAGAGCGATCAACTCTAAGATAAGAGGCGGAGAAGTAGCACACACAGGTGTTGTTCCCTTCTTAAAAGTTTACGAAGCAACTGTAAGAAGTTGCACACAGAATGGTGTGCGTGGAGGCAGTGCTACTACTCACTTCCCTATTTGGCATTATGAGATCGAAGACATTCTTGTGTTAAAAAATAATAAAGGCACAGAAGATAATCGTGTTCGAAAATTAGATTATTCAGTCCAACTTAATAAGTTATTTTATGAAAGGTTATTATCTAATCAAGACATAACTCTTTTCTCGCCACACGAAGTTCCTGAAGTTTATGATGCATTCTATTCCGGTAACAATGAAGTGTTTAAAGAGTTATATGAAAAAGCAGAAAGAAAAACTTCTATTCGTAAGAAAACTATTTCTTCTAGAGAACTATTTGGTGATCTATTAAAAGAGCGTGCTGAAACAGGAAGAATTTATATCATGAATGTTGATCATGTTAACAGCCATAGTTCATTTAAAGATCCAGTTTACATGAGTAATCTCTGTCAGGAAATTACACTACCAACTAAGCCTATCCAACACATTGATGATGAAGAAGGTGAAATTGCTCTTTGTATCCTTTCTGCTATTAACGTAGGACTTCTAAGTAATTTAGAAGAACTAGAAAACTTGTGCGACCTTGCAGTAAGAGCACTAGAAGAAATTATTGACTACCAAGGGTATCCTGTCAAGGCTGCTGAAATCAGCACCAAGGCAAGACGTTCGCTAGGTGTTGGTTACATTGGACTTGCACACTATCTAGCCAAGAACAAGGTCAAGTATAGTGATAAAGAAGCATGGAAGTTGGTGCACGAATTGTCAGAAGCATTCCAATATTATCTACTTGTTGCAAGCAATGAACTTGCTAAAGAGAGAGGAGCATGCGAAGGATTCCAACGCACTAAATACGCTGACGGCATTCTTCCAATTGACACATACAAGAAAGATGTCGATGATGTTATCAAGGCAAAATTACAATATGATTGGGATGATCTTAGGAAGGACATTAAGGAACACGGCCTTAGGCACTCAACGCTGTCCGCACAGATGCCATCGGAGAGCAGTTCCGTTGTGTCGAACGCAACAAATGGAATTGAACCACCTAGAGCATACTTGTCCATTAAGAAAAGTAAAAAAGGGCCTCTTAAACAGATTGTTCCAGGCTATCAGCAACTAAAGAACTTCTATACACTGCTTTGGGATATGCCAAGTAACGAAGGATACATCAATATCGTTGCCGCTATGCAAAAGTTCTTTGATCAGAGTATTTCTGGTAATTGGTCATACAATCCAAAACAATTTGAAAATAATGAAGTTCCATTAAGTGTCATGATGAAGGACATGCTAACTACATATAAAATGGGTTGGAAAACAAGTTACTATCAAAACACCTATGACTTTAAAGGCGAGGAAGATCACATTCAACCAGCAGGATTGGAAGAAACCGTGGTTGACAAAGAAATTAACGGTGCTACAATAAATGGCACAAACACTAACAATTATGTAAACGGTCACATGAACGGCCATTCCGTTGCTGATGAAAGTGCAGTTGACGGTGAAGAATGTGAAGCCTGTAACATATAATGGATTATGACAAGAAAGAGAGAGAAACAAAAATTGACTAAAACAGTATTCAATAAGAAAAAAGTGGACTTCACGAAAGAATTTATGTTCTTCGGTGAAGAAGGTAACACACAACGGTATGACGTATTTCGTTATCCGGAGTATGACAAACTAAATCAAACAATGCTTGGATACTTTTGGAGACCGGAAGAAGTTTCTCTACAAAAAGACAGAGCAGACTATCAAGATTTTCGTGAAGAACAAAAACATATATTCACGTCAAATCTAAAGTATCAGACACTATTAGATAGTGTTCAAGGAAGAGGACCATGTCTTGCTTTCTTACCCTATTGTTCTAACCCGGAACTAGAAAGTTGTATTGTGTGTTGGGACTTCCAAGAAACAATTCATTCACGTTCATATACACACATTGTAAAAAATGTATATCCTGATCCAGCAGAAGTTTTTGATACTATTCTTGATGACAAAGAAATTATTGCAAGAGCAGAATCAGTGACAGAAGAATACGATAAGTTTTATAATGCCGCTAATGATTATTTTAACAAGGGCAAGGGAAATATCTATGAAGTCAAGAAGCAGTTATACAAGGCAATGATGACTGTAAACATTCTTGAAGGATTACGTTTTTATGTTTCATTTGCATGCACATTTGCGTTCGGTGAATTGAAACTTATGGAAGGTTCAGCAAAGATTATTTCATTAATTGCACGTGACGAAGCAACACACTTAAACTTATCAACACACATTTTAAAACACTGGATGAAAGGTGATGACGATCCAGACTTTGTTAAGATTGCAAAAGAGTGCGAAGAAGAAGTTTACGAGATGTGGCGCAAGTGTGTAGACGAAGAAAAACGTTGGGCAGATTATCTTTTTGCAAAAGGATCTCTAATAGGTCTTAATGCTAACCTACTTCATGCATATGTTGAGTTTATTGCAAACAAAAGGTTAAAAGCATTAGGTCTCAAAACAATTTACGATCGCCCATTAAATACAAATCCTTTACCATGGACAGATCACTGGTTAAGTAGTAGTGGCCTGCAAGTTGCACCACAAGAAACTGAAGTTGAAAGTTATATTGTTGGCGGTGTAAAACAAGACGTAGAAGAAGATACCTTTAAGGGATTCACGCTTTAGGAGTTTAGTATGTTCAAAGCCCAATTTAAAAAAAATTCCCCATATGAAGCATGGATAGTCATGGGGTCATATGGATCCGAAGCTCAAGCCATAAGTGCTGCTATTTCTAAAAAAAATGCAGGCGCCATTATGGTAAGGGTGATAGATAAAAAAGGGTCAACTGTTTACACAGGATAATTGATGATTGATAGTATAAGATACTGGATTTTAACACTAATTGATTGGAAGATTAGATTACTAAAAAAGTTTAGAAAAATAGTTTCCGGAGAATACAAATATGTATTTTCGGATAAGGAATTACAAAAACAAATTAACAGATGGAGACACACACGATGATTGAGATTTATGGAAAACCTATGTGTCCTTTCTGCGACAAGGCAAAGAATTTTTGCGAGACTCGCGGATTTAAATACACATACAAGTCACTAGGCACAGACTACACAAGAGAAGAATTAATGGAACAGTTTCCAAATGCAAGAACAGTTCCACAGATTGTAATTAACGGAAAGAAAATTGGTGGTTATGATGCTTTTACAAAATATGTAGATGACACAGGATTTAACGGAACAGGACACACATTATAATGTTAATCGAAACACCTTATAAGGTTAATGATGTTGTTTCTTTAAAACTTTCTAGCGGAGAGGAAATAGTCGGAAAATTAATAGAAGAAACATCAGATACTGTTACAATCGCTAAACCATTGATGTTAGCACAGACTCAACAGGGAATGGGACTTGCTCCTTATATGTTTACAGTTGATCCTGAGAAAGCACAATTAAAGTTTAATGAAAGAAATATTATTACAGTTTCTAAAACAATGGAAACCATGGCTAAGCAATATATTCAAAGCACTACAGGATTAGTAACATAATGCCTGGAGTGGTAAGAGTTGGCCAGGATGTTCATGTTGGGCATGCAAGTCCAACACCTAGTCCATTCCATCAAACTTCTTACGCAACTGGTTCTCCTGATGTATTCACAAATGATAGTGCAACAGTAAGAATAGGCGATGTAACTGCCTGCGGTGATCCAGCAGTCGGTGCTTCACCAAACGTATTTGCAAATAACATTGCCGTTCATAGACTGGGCGATGCAACAGCCGGACACGGTAGTTGGGTGCCAAATGCTGCGGCAACAGCAAGTTCTAATGTTATAGCAAACGGATAATGCCATGCCAAAATATAGTGAAACAGAAGCACAACTAGACGCAACAGGTTTTACTTTTACAAGTTTACCAACTAAGCAACAGACAGCAAGATTTGAATATGTGGTCTTTGATTACATCAAGGATAACCCAGGTCTCCGTGGAAATACCTACAGCAGTTATGTAGGCAAGCACTATGATGACGATGGAACACAAAGCCAATGACACTAATTAAACGTTCAGACAAGGGACAGGCATTAACCTATGAGGAGATGGATGGCAACTTTACGCACCTAGGCGGCGATGGCACATATGAATTTCCTGCCACAGACGGAACAACCAATCAAGTATTGGTTACTAATGGCGAAGGACAACTAGAGTTTCGCGATCAACTAGACGGCGACATGATTGGTTCAGTATTTGCAGATAACAGCACATTATTAGTCGATGGTGTAGAAGGAAAAATTGTAGGACCTGTTGTAGGAGAAGTTACACCCACAATGTTTAAACCACCGATGTTAACACAAATAGAAATTGATGCACTTACTCCCTCCCCTGGAATGATGGTTTATAATACAACTACAGGAAAGTTTCAAGGGTATGCAGAAGATGCAAATAATGATAGCACCACAGCCTGGGCTGATTTACACTAACTACCCGACTCATTGTTGCAACTCCTTAATTATAATATAGATAACTAATACTATAATAACGAAAGGATTCACAATGAACCAAATAAAAAGATACATCTACATGGGAATTGGCTTTTTCTGTGTGGGCATGGCATACATTGGTGTGATTACGCCAGGTATTCCATTTTCAATCTTTTTGGTTATTGCGGCATGGGCGTTCGCAAAGAGTTCACCAAAGATGGAAAAGTGGTTATACAACCATCCATGGTTTGGTAAATTCTTAACCAATTGGAATAAAAAGAGAGTATTTCCCACAAGAGGAAAATATCTAATGGTAGCAATGATGGCATCAACACTGGTCATTACATACTACTTTACAGCAAACCTTAACGCAATCCTGTGGAGCGG